CATCTAATATTGGTTCGCTTAATATTACGGCATGGGCAGAGATTGATTTAGGTGTAAACAATGTTTGGACCGAGGTTGATCTAGCTGCATAACAATGGTAAAATAAAAACATATGGCATCATCTTATAATACAATTGGTTTAGAACTTATGGCAACTGGCGAAAATGCTGGTACATGGGGTAATAAAACAAATTCAAATTTAAATTTAATTCAACAAGCTGTTGCAGGTTACGAAGCTGTAACGATTACAGACTCAGCTACAACTGCTTTAGTAATGTCAAACGCTGCATTATCTAATGCACGTAACATGGTAATTAAAATTGCATCCATTACTTTAACAGGTGCAACAACAGTTACTATTCCAGATGGAGTAGAAAAATTTTATATTTTTGATTTAACTGCAGTTACAGGTGTAACAAACTTAACAATTAAAACTGCAAGTGGTACAGGATTTACAGCAGGCGAAGCTAAAATTGTAGCGGCTTACTCTGATGGAACAGACTTAAAAGAAATCGCATTAGATACTTTAGGTGGAACAATTGGTTCTGCTCAAATTGCTAACAACGCAGTTTTATCTGCAGCTATTTCTGCTAACCAAGTTACTACTGCTAAGATCGCAGACAACGCAATTACAACTGCAAAAATTTCTGCACTACAAGTTACTGCAGACAAAATTGCAAACTCAACAATCACTGCTGCTAAATTAGCAACAGACTCTGTTGGCCCTGATCAATTAATTTCAACAGGTGTAACAGCAGGATCATACACAACTGCAAACATTACTGTTGATGCTGACGGAAGAATCACAGCCGCGTCTTCAGGTGCTGGGGGCGATGGTGCTTATATTTTTACAGACGGAGCTGCAATGAATTCTCAAACAACTTTCACATTTACTGCTCAACCTGCGGCAACAGGAGTATTAGTTTATGCAATAGGTGCAGGAGGGGGCGGATCTGTAGGCAATGGTCCACAACCACAATCCGGAGGAAATGGCGGTTTTGGAGTCTATAAAGCTGCAATATCTGCACCATACACACAACCTTATTTAGTAGGTGCTGGTGGTAATGGTGGTCAACCTACGACAATGAATGGCTACGGTAACGCAGGTCAATCAACTAGATTTGGTCCTTCTCCGTCTGCATTAATAACTGCAGGTGGTGGTACTGGGGGTGTTCAAACTGGTCCTTCAGGGCCAGGAGCTACGGGAACTGTTACTGGAGCAACCTATGATTTAAGTTTAGTTGCAGGATCTAATGCATTAAGAAGAATTGCATCATTTATTGGTGGTGCTGGTAATCCAACTCCTACTCAACAACAATTTTACGGAGCGGGTGGAGGTCCAATGGTTCCAGGGCAATCTGGAGCTCCAGGCTTAGTTGCAATTTACGAATTATTATCTTAGGAAATATTTATGGCATATGTGATAACAAACAAACAAAAAAGTCTTAGTTTTATTTCAAAAGATTTAACACAACTTCAAGGACAATATCCTGGTTATCAAACTTACGAAAATGGTACTGAAGGTCATTTAATTACTATTTCTGATGCTGATTTTACTTCAGTAGTTGCGAATGAAAAATACATAACAGTAAATGAAGACCTTTCCGTAACATTAAATGACATTATATATGATGCAAATCGTGTTTTAGGTTTTGCTTCAAAGCAAGAATTAGATAATCATATTAATTCTTTGAAAGAACAATTAAAAGAGGTTCTTGAAAGAAAAAAAACATCTAGTTCTTATAGAGATGAACTTATTGCTTACAAAACATTACTTGAAAATTTAGATACTGCTTCTATAAGCTATCCTTTAGCTATGACTTTAGAAAGATATTTAATGAATCAAAATCAAACTGTTTTAAGCCATTTACAAATAATCTAAATTATATTAAAAGCTTTTATGCTTTTAAATAAATACATAAAAGTTTATCCTCAATTAATTAATTTAAATACTACATCTTGTTTAATAAGATATGCAAATAACTTAAATTTTGAAAAAGCTGCTATAGGCACTCTTGGTACAATTGATGATAAGATTAGAAAAGTTTTAAGATACGGCATAGATTCTCAATCAAAATCTTTAACTGATGTACATTGGGCTAACTATTTACATAGTAAAATAGTTAATGCAATGAATTTTTATATATATGAAAATTGTGTTAAAGATATTAAAATAGAATATTTAAGTCAAATAGATATATTAAAGTATTTTGAAAATCATCATTATCAATTTCATGTTGATGCATCCCCTGAACATCACAGAACTTTAAGTGCTATATTATTTTTAAATAATGATTATAAGGGAGGAAAATTGATTTTTAAAACTTTATCTGATGAGGAAGAAATAACAATAGAACCAACACCAGGAAGTTTAATTATTTGGCCAAGTAATTTTTTATTTCCTCATATGGTTAAACCAGTAACTGAAGGGGTAAGATATACAATAGTAGCATGGGCGTAATACGAAAAGATTTTAAATATAAAATAATTAAAAACTTCTTAACGCAAGAAGAAATTGATATAGCAAAAAAATATTTTATAATGAAGCATAGAGTTAACTTTACTGAGTTTGATGAAAGTCAAATGGCTACAAGCACTTGTGATAGTTATTGGTATGGCGATCCTTTTGCTGAATCTTTACTACTGACTAAGTTAAAAAAAATGCAAGAAGAGTGCGGACTAGAATTAAATCCTACATATGCTTTTGCAAGAGTTTATACTTATTTAGCAACGTTAGACAAACATAAAGATAGACCATGTTGTGAAATATCAGTAACAGTTATGATAGGTTCATCAGGAGAAAAATGGCCAATCTATATGGATGGAAAAGAATTAAATTTAAACCCAGGCGATGCTGCAATTTACTTGGGATGTGAAGTTGAACATTACAGAGAAGAGTTTAAGGGAGATTGGCATAGTCAAGTTTTCTTGCACTATGTTGATAAAAATGGTCCTTATGCGAGTCATATAGCAGACGGAAGATCTTTTTGGGGAACAAATAAAAAATAAAAGGAGACAATATGTATATAAATATGAATAATGAAAAAGGAGAAATGGTTTTTTCTTGGAAAGAAATTTGGACTTTAATAAAAAAAAGAAAACTTACTTTTAGTCAAGATTTTTTAGATCAACTTATTGTTTCTCTTTTACAAATAAAAGCAGAAAGTAATAAAAAAAATAATATAAAAAAAACCAATGAGTGAGACAAGTATAAATAAATATATTGAAAAAGAAATTAATATACCAATATTTTTTTCAGAATGTTCTATCGATATTACAGACACTAAAGATTATTTTATTTCAAAAATCGAAGAAAGTATTAACAGTAAAGAAAATAATAATCATAAGACTAATGTAAAAGGGAAAATGACACCGTGGACTTTTTTTGTAAATGATAAAAATTTTCACAAAATACTTGATAAGGGAGTTGAACAAATAAGTAAATTTATTAAATTAAAAAAATCTTATTTAACAGATGCTTGGGGAATTAAAATTGAAAAAGGTAATGAAACACTTTTTCACAATCATGCTGAATGTCTATTTTCAGGAATATTATATTTAAATAATACTGAATTACCTATATATTTTCCACAATTAGATATTAATATTGTTCCTAAAATGGGTACTTTTTTATTTTTTTCAGCAATATTAAATCACGGAACAAATGTGAACAAATCAGAACAAACAAAATATGCTATACCATTTAATTTTCGTGAAGTAAAAACTTGGGATCAATAATGCTTAGTTTTAATACAATATACTAAGCTATATTTAATAAATCTATGATGGTATAATACCTACATGCCATTAACAAAATACAGAATAAAGCCAGGTTTTAATAAACAGGCCACAGAATCAGAGGCCATAGGTCAGTGGACCGATGGCGACTTTGTTAGATTTAGATATGGACAACCTGAAAAGATAGGTGGTTGGGCTTCTTTAGTTACAGGCAGTAATGCATCCATTATAGGTGCAGCTAGAGATCAGCATGTATGGTCAGATTTAGATGGCCGTAAGTATTCAGCTATTGGAACAGATAAATTATTAATTGTTTATTATGAAGGTGCCTTTTATGATATTACACCTTTACAGACAGATAATTACTCGACAGGTGCTAACATAACCACGACTAACGGCTCAACAACTGTTACTATTACAACATCAGGCGGTCATAACTTAATACCAGGAGATATTATAACTTTTGCTAACGCAGGTTCTTTCACTTCA